CTAACCCTGAGCCTAACTTCTATAATCCTGGAGAGGAATGGCTCTATCATCATGGATGGTCAATAATTCTGGTGTATAGGCTTTACCGCATGGCTCAGGATATGCACAAGGACATGAAAGAGACTGTGCTATATTATGATGACAATGGGCAGCTTATTAAGATGTCGGGTTATGAAAAGTTAATCAGGCAATTTAAAAACCTACTCAAATGAGCATCTCAAAAGAGTCAGCAATCATAATAGCAATACTGCTAATCTATATTGGTGGTGATGTTTACACTGCCAATGTGAAACACAAGATGCTAGAGAAGCACATCAAGGAGAGTCAGGACTGGGCATTAACTAATACTGCCAGAAACATTGCAATGATGGAGTCAGTTGATAGCCTGAGATTACAGGTTAAAGGTCTTGGAAAGTCTGTGCTATATTTAGACTCATGCCAGCAAGTGAAGACAATCAAGCAGGACAGAGCAGAGAGAAGAGGCAAGTTCGTGGGAGGTCTGCTCAAGAGCCTTATTCCAGGCATGTGACTCCTGCCCTATTCAGTAAGCGCATGCAAGTGTATGCCTATACCAGTGCAACAGTTGTGCTGGTAGGTTTACTGATAGGAGTGGGATGGCTTTATAAGATGGAAAAAATCCAAACCGGAGACTCAGTTCTAATGCTCATTCTAGGTCAGGTGCTGGGTGCATGGGTAGCATTGACCAATAAGATATTCAGGATTACAGCTCCGAACATTGGAAGTTCTGATAATGTTTAACTTTGTGATATGAATTGCCTAGAAGATTACATTGGACTAAAGGGTTGCACAGCTGAAGCCCCTCTGTCTGGACTATACATAAATGATTATCCGGGCATGAGTTCGGAGCTGCTGGATAAGATTGCAACACCTGAGCAAGTGTCTTATGTAGGCATGTGGAACTCAGCACAGGCTGTCAGCTATGTCAGAATCAAGAGAGACATTCAATCTGCCTTATTCACTTCAGCAGAGGCTCAGCTAGATCAGGTGCTGTTCCAGACAAGCAAGAACTTTGTGCAGCAATGGCAGCAGATTCAGACTGTACCAGCAGAGGCAATTCTGAAGGGAGCATTTGTAAGTGTGCAGGGCAGCAAGTATTTAGCACTAAGAGTCAAGCAGATTTATGTTTACAATGCCGGGCCTGCTATTACTGCTGTGCCTTGGTATATTTTCCAGACTCAGGATGGCAAGATACTAGACCAGGGAACTGCTGACCTTGTTGAGGGCATGAACTATCTGCCGGTCAATAATGAGTTCTACTCAGACTTCGACAAGATTAACATCATGGTGGCTATGGATTGCACCAACCTGCCAACCACCACAGGCTTCTTCATTGATTGGGGCTGGAATCAGATGGACTTAGAATGTGCAACCAGATTTACTTACCTGTGGAGAAATGGCTGGAGCATCTTCCCGGTTACTGCTCCATTAGGCTATGGCTTTGGCGATTCATGGACTCAGGATAACAGTCAGTCAGGAATCTACATTGATGCTCAATTATTGTGCAGCCTTGATTCATTCATCTGCCAGCAGAAGGAGTTTCTTCTGGATGCCTGGGCTAATCTGCTCTGCTATCAGATACTTTGGCAAAAGGTAGCTTCACCGAGGGCTAACTACTTTGCTCAAGGCAATCGTGAGTTTACTGAGCGAGCAATGGCTACCTTTCTCGATGGTTACAATCAGAGCCTCGCAATCTGGGCAAGACAATTAAACCTGAGAGGGGAAGGTCTGTGCTTTAATTGCGATAATGCCGGGCTGATTCAGCAGGGGTTTGTTAGGCCTTAACCCCTCAGATTCGAGGGGTTTATGAGGTCTTAGAGGGTAAAGTTCTCTAGTCTCTCAATCTCATGGTTGAGATACCACTGAGCCTTTTTTAAGTCCTCCAGTTTGCTCCCTTTCTTGCCTGCTCTGCTGATGTACTTGACCACATTGCCAAGACAAAAGCCTAGCTTCCATGCATCAATGACCTTGATGGCCTCATAGGTGCTATCAGAGCCTCCGTAATGCTCTGGATGATTTACAGCATCAGGTTTATTCATCTGCTCAATGTGTTTGCGCAGGGGCTTTTCATAGTGTGGCTCATCCCAATAGTCTAGCATGTTCATGGATAATAAAATAGTTGTTTTGGTTTATTACTCATAGAAATTGAATTGCCTTTAAGCTGATCTAATGACTGAACCAGCTGCCCATTAAAGTACCAACCACAATGCCTGGGCTTAGAGCGCATATTAATAAGCTCAGCCTTGACCAGCACATCATTCAGGTCAATATTGCCTTCATTGTCAATGATAAAGTCTATCAGCTCTTCGATTGGGTTCATTAGCGTTTCAGATTGAATCAAATCGTATCAGTCGCAAATATTGACAACTTTTGCGACACAATTCTACTGCAATAATTTGATTTTGCCTTAGTTCTGTGCGCCATATATCACGCAATATTGCGGAAATAGGATATTATACGCAACCCTAAAGAAACTCCTCAATATTATGAGTGTCTAATCCGGTGTAAGTGTGAATTAACTTTCTTAATGCCAATCCGCAACTTTCTGCCATTTTCATGCGTTCATCCAATGACATATCATCAAAGTCCTGATTGTCATACATCTTATCCATTAATGCTGTCTGGAAGATGATAGTGGCATTCATGAAGTCTCTTTTTGAATAATTAGGCTTATTCTCATTTCCTTTTGCCTCTGAATTTTGAATGAGCAAATCATTGGCTATTTCTTCAAGTTCTTTTTTGTAGGCTCTCATTTTATTTTGAATTATATGTTTTCTCATAATACTCCACACTCCTATCAAACCCTCTGAACGCAAGGTTCATGGCAATGTAAGCGGCATCGTGGGCTTCAATGATTTGCTCCTTCTCCATTTCAATGGCATTATCCAGAATGGCATACCAAGTTAATTTATCCTTTGGCTTTTCCCAGAGGGCTTTAAATAGCCACTCCACTGCGGTCTGATTCTTCTCCATATTTTCCAAAGTTATATCCTTCACTATAAGCCTTTTGTATTTGTTCCTTTTCCATTGCCTTGGCTTTTTCAATCCATTCATGTGTTGGAATCCACATATACATTGGACTTTTTATTTGCTTAATTAGCCACTCCACTGCTGTCATCTTATTTTCCATCTTCCTCCTTTATTAATCTGTCAATTACATGTTTAATATACTGTAAAGCAGCAAGGCCACCTTGCCAATAGTAGCTGCTCTTCGGAGTATTAGCCTCATGCTCAGCCATCCATTTCTTAGTCTTGATTTCCTTTAGCACAATCACTTTAAGCTGTTCAAGTTGTGTCATGATATTAACTCTTCAAGGTTTATGCTAAACTCTGAAAACACCTCATTAACCAGGTCAGCCAGATAGTCACCATCTACATGCTTGCCATCCTCAGACTCATCAATGGCCTTGTGAATTGCCTGCCTGAGCCTATACAATGCCAAAGCCATGTCTGTTGCCTTGGTGCATCGCATGTGAGCCTGAATGTCCTCCGGATCATCAAACCTAAAGTATAGTGCTGCTTTCATTTTGATTGAAGTTTTTTAGTTGAATTTAAATAACCGATGTGCTTGATAAAGCCTCTGCATAGAGTGGCAGCTTTAAAACCTAGCTTCCGGTAATGCTCATTAAATGATTCTTCTGTCTGAAGATGATTTTTATTATTCCATTTACAGAAGTCACTAAATGGCCCAGCAGCCCTATAATCTGAAAGCCTACGCAGACCAGGATTCCATGTCATGCCATGCCACTTATTTCGAAAGTTTACAGCCATCTCCTGAAACCTGACATCGTTAAAGGTTAGTCTTGTTCCATTGAGCACTGGATGACCATTGCGATCAGATGGATGTCTGAGCCATACGGTATAAATAGTTCTGTCCAGCTGAAGCACAGCCCTAGAATCACCAATGAACCCTGACTGATAGAACTCCCAATCATCTTCACAATGAAATATGTAAGGAGTTTCAACCTGATGATATAAAGTGTCAATGGCTTGCACTTGTCCGGCATAGTTACTTAGTGTCCACTTAGCTTCAATCTGCCAATGCCTTTTAAGAAAGCGATTAAGTTCAATACCTAATTCAGTTGGAATTGCTCCTGAGTCCTCATGTATCAGGAATGCAGCTGGAGGCTCACCATCCCAATAAGTAACCAGACTGCTGATGGTTTTCTCAAGTAAGTCAAACCTTCCGCAGCTGGTAAGGCAGATGGTTATATCTCTATCCTTTGACATATAGGTAAGTCTTAAAAACTATCAGGCCAAATAGGATAATATAAACTAGCCAGAAGAAACTCTGCAACAGAGCCTCCTTAACCATTTGTTTGATGCCTCTGTTAATCATCTTAGTAGGAGATAAGAGTTGTCAATTAAACTAAGATGGCAGTTAGGCTCAACAATGATAAAGTCAGACCCATTCCAGGCGAGCTTCTGAATATCAAATTGCTCCTGAGTTAGTTCAATGCCATAAATAAGAAACTCAAACGGAGGCTGATTCAGGCGATAGCTAAGTCTGTATGGGCTATCATCAAATCCATTCCACTCCTTACGCATATCATAGATGGTTATAATGCCACCATACATGTGTGCATACTTCTGAATGTCTTGAATTGTGCCTTTTGCATCTACGCTAATCCCAAATCGAGGGAATAGGTCATTAAATTTTACTCTACTTGTCATGTTGTTTAATTGGTTAGATTTGTAATTGCAATAATAGCAGAAGGTTTTTATCTGCAAAAATATTTGTAAAAAAAGTTTATGCCTGTCTATGACTCTACATCTGCGTTCCTAAAGCAGCAGCTAAAGAACTTCAGGGAAGCATCCAAGGCTGACAAGGTGCTGAGAGCAGCAGCTCTTTATGCTGCTCCGGCAGTTAGTGATAGGGTGCAGGATAGTGGAAGAAAATCTGATGGCTCTGAACTTCCACCTTATGATTCAAGCAGAGTTATAGGCAAAGGAAGCCCCATAAGTAAGAAGTTTGGAGAGATTGCCAGTAAGAAGCAAGTCAAAGCCAGACTCAAAGCCTATGGTGATACAGATGAGTTTTATGGCTATGCTGACTTCCGCAGATCGTTAGGGCTTCAGACTGCATACATGGACTTGACTCTCACCGGGGCAATGTGGGCAAGCTGGAAGCCTGTGCCAATAAGCAACACAGCTTATGGTGTTACATTTACTACATCAGAGCAGGCTAAGATTGCAGGCTACTTAGAAGAGCGTTTTGGGCCTATCTTTGAGCTTTCCGAAGAGGAGCTAAAGCAATCACTTCAAATCATCAATAGACTTGCCATTGAATTTCTGAGTAAATGAAGCTGACTAAGGTAACCGTAGAGAGCGCAATTAAGAACCTATGTGAAAACATAGCCAACACCTATGTCGGTTTAGCTCTCAACTATGGCGAGGCAGTGGAGAGTATTATTGAAGGATCAGCAGGCAACTATGTGACTCTGGATGGATCAACTTACTGCGCTGTCAATGATACTTATCCGATTGTGTTGTTCCTGGTCAGGGAGAGTGCATCGGTTGAACCTACTCCAGCCGGAGGCAGAGCTACCAGCCTGCTCAGAAAAGTCAATTTTAAAGTCATTGTGAATAGCAAGCTGGAAAATGCTGAGTTTGCTTTGACATCAATTATCAACAGGACTAAAGGAATAACCTATGTCGGCACAGACTTTAACTCGAAAGCAATCGCAAACCAATACTTCGGGCTTCCGGAGAGAAACTTTGAGACCTACTTTTTCGCCCTGGACTTGTCAGTTACCGAAAAAATTAGTTGTGAAGTTTCCTGTTGATCAAATCTACTATATCAGCCTAGCTAGGGCTGCTCAAAGGCGCAAAAAACTACTCAGCCACTTTAATGATATTGGACTAGTTGATAGAAATGGCAATCAGCCTGAGTTACAAAAGGCATCAGATGGCAATCACATCACTCACAGAGTAGATAATAGCCTGAAGAAAGCCAATAAAAGAGGCAATATGAGCATGGGAGAAATAGGCTGCTGTGCTTCTCATCGGGCAGTCTGGCAAAGGATGCTGGACAATGGCAATGAGTATGCCTTAATCCTTGAAGATGATGCCAGATTTGATGTTGAAAAAACAAATCAACTCGTGACAAATTGGAACAGGTTGCCAGAGTTTGACTTTCTCCACCTAGGTTGGAACTATTATGCCGGATATGGAGAGCAGACCATTGCGCCTGTTGAGTGCATTGATGGGCTTGAACTTTGGAAAGGAAATCACATGTGGCTTACTCATGGCTACATTGTCAATCGCAAGGCAGCACAGTTGCTTTTAGATAATACACAAGTACAGACTAATGGCCTTGATGCCATGACAGCATGGATTCAAGACCTAATGCTTTCGTATGGTTTTAAGCCTCATGTCTGTTTCCAAGACCCGAATCTGACCGGGCATCAGAGAAGTCAGATACATCATACAGGGTAACTTATTAAATCAATATAATGGATAATTTACAGTACATCAGAGATGCCATCAGGGATGGTGGGCATAATGCACAGGTAACAGTTGTGCGCTGGGAACTCAACCCTACAACCGGAGCGCAAGATCATGCTTTCAAATTTCAGGTTAATGCCAGGATTGCTCTCCGAGAGCTTCAGAAGCCTATTAATAAGAGAGCATACAGCTGGGCAAAGGTCAGACCTATTGGTGATGTGATTGTTGGTAAGACTATCTCAGCAGGAGGTGACATGAATAGTCTTAGTAATCCAGAGCTACTTAGTAAGCTAAAGGAAGAACTTAAGGCACAAGTTAGGGCTGAACTTGAAGCTGAATTAGCTGCTAAGCCTGCAATCATTACTGAGGAGATTGAAAAGCCAAAGCGCAAGAAAAAGGAAGTGATTGAAGATGATTCACTCATTGCCTCTTCTTCTGAATCTCCTTTTGAATTTGACCAAAACAATAACGATTTGCCACTATGAATGTAAAAGAGTTTTTAATCCAGCAGGCAAAAAGAGCTGGGGTAAGTGATGATCCTGAGTTTAACCTTATGATTTCAGCATCTGTGCTGAATGATATTCAAGTGCCAGAGGCAGTCAGCAGTAAGTTTAATACTAACCTGTATGACTTTGAGCTAGCCAAGACTAGCCTTGACCTTAAAAAGCACTTCATCAGCAACTACATGATGGGCTATGATGAGGAGATTATTAAGATGGCAAAGGAGTACGGTCTTGATGGCAATGCCGTTGAGGAGCTTAGAGTCACTAAGAACAGCGGAGATAAAATCAAACTGGCACTAAAAAAGATGAAGGAGCTGGAGGAGAAGGCCAAGAATGCTACCAATAGCAACCAGTCTGAGGAGTTTCTCAAAAAGATGGCAGAGGCACAAGCTAAGTATGATGACCTGGTAAGTAAGGCAGAGGCAGACAAGCATCTGATTGAGCAGAAATTTGTCAGCAAGATGAAGCACTTATGGGAGCAGACTCAGCTTAATGGCATTCAGTGGAATGATCAGATTCCAGAGGCAGCCAGAATCCCGGCTTACTCTGCTGTGCTGGAGAAGAAACTTGCTCAACTTGATGGTCAGCTTATCTATGATGCTGAGCGCAATACAGCAAGACTTGTTAATGCCAAAGACCCTACATTGCCTTTGGTGCATAATGGTAGAGAGTTTAGTTATTCTGACCTTTCTGCATTAGTTTTGCAGGAAAATAAGCTGTTGAAGGAACAAGGTCAAGGTGGCACTAACCAGGTTCAGTTCGCAGCAGGCACACAAACAATTCCGACTTTGCCTACTCAGGCAAGTCAAGGCACTCCACTTCCTGCTTCAGTTCGGTCAGCCTTGGCTGATATTACGAATCTGGCAGCTAAACTTTAGTTTCAAAAATGTCACTATCAACAGCTAATGTCTGTCCAGCGATATTAACCTCGCTCTCAGACAATCTAATAAACAACCCTGCCAATGTGCAGATTCAGGGCGGTATGCTTGCTGCTCTTACTTCTCCATCTAATCTGTCAGCTGGTCAAACAATCCGTCAGGCCAATGACAATGGAACGGGTCAATCTAAGGAGGTTCGTGTGGTTTATAAGCAGCGCAAACTCGCCTCATCTGCATCAGATGTTAAAGAGTGTACTGCTGATGGTCAAATGAACTACATTGAAGAGTCAGTTCAGATTAACAACTACAAAGGAGTATCTTTTACCCTTTCTGAGGCTCAACTTCGTACTTTTTGCGATTCCTATGCGGAATTATCGCAACTAACCGGAAGCACTTTGCCGAATCAAATTGTGGAAAGGGCTAATGGAATCGGTGCTGCTCAAGGTGCATTGTCAGTAGTTCGTGAAATCTTTGTTGATTTCCAACTATCTGCCAATGCTCTTATCCAGGCTATCAATGATGATCTTGTTGTTGCTGCTCTTGGGGGAGTTGGTGACTGGTATGGTGGGGTTGCTAATCCTACTTATAATGTTGAAAATTCTTCTGATGGCTCTGTAAAGGCTAAAGGTCTTTTCGAAATGAAGCAGGCTTACATGAACACCGGATTCAACGGTGCGCCTATCATTGTAGGTGGTGCTGGTGCGCTTCAGCGTGTATGGATGAACGATAGCCGTTACTTCGGTCAGGGCGCAAATGGTATCAACTTTGCCACTGTTCGTGATAATACTGGTATTGCTGACTTCTATTTCGATAGCAACATTGCCGGCAACATGACTGACCAGGATTCAGCAATCGTGTTTGCACCTGGTTCACTTCTTTACCTGCCATATCTGCAATATGTAGGCAACTATGGTAAGATTGGAACTATGGAGCGTTTCACAATGCCGATTCCTGGATTGCCTTCTGTACGGGCAGACATAAGGGTGCTTCCTGATTCATGCTCAGAAGAGTATGCAATCTGGATGGAATGCTTCTTTGACCTCTATTCTGCTCCTACTGCTATGTTCCCTGCTGGTGATCCTAACGAGGGAGTGAACGGAGTATTCAAGGCTCAGTTTGAAGCTGCCTAATTAAATTAGGACTAAAAAAAGAGGGAGGCCAAAAGCCTCCCTTTTTTGTTCACCTGTTTCACATAATTAACCAATAAACTACCTCATAGTTCTGGTAAGGTTTCACCTACTGACTCTCCATTTGCAAGGCATTCCCGAAAAACTAACACCTTGCCTTGAGCTTTCAGAGGTTTACCGTGCTTATTATACCATTGCATTGCTCTTGTATAGGCATCAACACCATTCTCATCACTGAATATGCCAGTATAAGGCTCTTCATTCTTGCCAACCATGATGGTGAATTTATACTTCTTAGTTCTCATCGGATGGATAGGCTGATATTATCCTTGAGCTGCGCTCCTGGTACTTCTGCACCATCCTTGATGGCCTGAGTAATTGTGGACTTGCTCACCTCTTTCTTGATAACCCAGAAGTCATCTGGTATGATTGTATCATCTAGGATTTCCACAGCCTGACTCTTGCGAGTGCTGAGCTTGGCTAGTGGTGTTTCATATCTCCTGATGCCTTTTGCATCTTCCTCAGTGAAGACCATAAGAGCAGCCAGCAGTGTTTCCTTTAGCCTAAGTATGGTGTTCTCCTTGGCCTTCTTCAGAGCCTGTATGCGCTTAATCTCAGCAGCAGCTTGATCTGACTCAGATTCTAGCTTCAGGATAAACTTGGCATAGGCTTCAGCCTTGTGCTGGAAGTTGTCTCTTCTGATTGCAAGCTCTTCTGCTATCTCATCAGTAATCTCACCTCCGTTCTCCTCCATCAGTGCGATGAAGGAGAGTTCTTCTTGTGTTAGTTGCCAAAGTGTTGCCATGATTAGAAAGGTAAATCAGAATAATCATCTTCAATTTGCTCAGTGGCATTGGTCACAACATGTCCAATCTTATCCTCATAACCTGTGCGGACAGGTGCAACCGGAGCTGGTGCAGGTGCTTTCATCATTGCCAGATACTCCTTGCTTCCGGTAATCATCTCCTGGAGGAAGTTAGGCAGGCTCATGAACTTCTCCCTGTCAAACTCCAGCACAGAGAACTCCATTGATGGATTGACTTGCGGAGGGCAGGTCATTCCCTTCATCATTGGCAACACAGCTGCTATGCGTTCATAGACTTTCTCAGGATTGGCCTTAGATGGCTGATGAATCAAATTAATCATGCAAGGTGCGCCAAGTAGCTTGGCAAGGTCAAAGGCCTTGGCCTCATCTTCAGTCAGTGCCTTGCCTCTCCAAGTGTTGAGCATGGCTCTAAGGTTTGACTTCTCATTCAGGCTGAAGGTCATCTCCTTGCTGATTGCACAGGGCTGCTCACCTTTGTCCTGGTTAAAGCATCTTAGCTCAGTGGGCAGTTCCCATGTGAACCTGACAAGATCAACAATCTTCTCCTCACCCATGTACTTCTGCGTTACATGACCAAGGT